TGCTCCAGCTCACTCTCACCCTATTCATTACGCTTTGCGCAATCAGTCTCACAATATAGTGAGTAGGATGTTAGTGGGCAAGTGGTATGGCCTTTTTATCAAACAGCCTCATGTGGATTACCTTCGTTCTGGTGGTGCTACTTCTCCTACTGCTTTGTTCAACCCTAGGTACGAGGGTAAGGATATTTCTCGGTACCTCGGAACCGCATGCCCTACTACACATCACCCTACTTCCAGCGCTCCCGTTTGGTTTGCTGATGATGTGTTGCACCACTTGTCCCCCACTACCGTTGGAAGTTGGTTTGACAATAATCCTGCTTTGAATTATCTTGTGTGTACGGCTGTTATTCCTCCTGAGACCGTGTACGACCTGCCCAGTTTGTACCCGTCTCTGTATAATTATGAAATTACTGGTGATGTTCTCACTTATGTTCCTGAGGGTAGTAATGGTGGGGCTTACGAGCAGCCTTATTCTGCTAGACAGTGGCTTCATACCGGAAGAGTGATTTCCCCTTCAAATTTATGTTTACATGTCTCTTTGTTACACACTTCTTTCGCTCACCACATTTTTGTTATTTCAAGACCCGCGTTAGTTCCCCAGAAATATAGGGTTCTTGATCTGGCTCCAGTGACCGTCATTCCTTGGTATGTCCATCCATTTGGTTCTCTTTTTGATCGTATCACCACACCTAATTTACTTTCCTCTGTCATGCACTATGCTACTCGCGTGTCCGCCACGAGCATTCGCGATTGTTACGCCAAGGTGGCTGCGGAGCAGGCCCGCATTTACGGTCATTACCCCACCAATTATGTACGTGCCGCTGTGTTGTATGCTGTCTGGCGAAGGGCTCTTGACCGTCATTACACCCCATCTTCTTTGGGATATTTTTTCCTCAACCTTTCGTATGTTTTTTGCTTACCACTCTTGCCCCTTGGCTGGCTGTGGCAATCTTATGTTTCCATCACCCTCCCCAGACGCACTGATGTGAACCGCATCTGGCGAGTAAAGACCTCTGTCTGGGTCTCTTCACGTTCTGATTCCACTCTGCCCGGCGTTTATAAGCCTATCTGTTGTAATGATTTGTCTGTTTTCCAACTGCCCGCTCATGCTCGTTTTACTGCCCAGTATGCTGTGTGGTCTGCTCGAGCTTTCGTGTGGTTATTGGTTAAGAGCTCTGGCTTTTACGGATTGCGTTGTTTCCAAGCTTTTTTCTTTTGGGCTCCACGTGCTTTTCGATTCTCACTTTACTTGTTTGACATTGATCTCGAGGGCGCTCCCATATTTTTCTTGTTCTTCTTCATTTTTTACTGGTTTGGTGTTCGTGGTCCCTCTGTTCCTCTTCCGGCATTCCGCCAACCGCTGTATCGCATCGCTAAATTCCTTCTTGCTTGTTGTTATTTCCTTCCCTATGCCCGGATAGGTGTTCAGCCCGGCTTTCATGTCGCTTATGTCACTGCTTTGAACTTTCTGGCTGTTACCCTTTCTTTTCCTAAGTTGCACCCTGTTATGTTCTGCCTTGACTATTTTGGACATCCTGCTATTTTCGGACATTCTGGTTCAAATGTTACGCATGGGTCTGGCAACCACTCTCGTTTGTTTCAGATGCAAAGTCCGGGGTCTTACAACTTCTCATCTCCGCACAATGTCTCTAGACCTGCGTTGCTTCATCCTGCTACAGGGACATATTACTTCGGTTATGGTAATGTGCAGTTTTGGTGCAATGTTTCGTCTATTTTTCTGCTGTGCGTCATTTTGGTCACATGCTTTCCTTTCCAGTTGGCTCGTGAGTACCGTCCGCGACATGACATTGAGGCTCTATCTGACGCCGGTGGCCTCGGTCTAGCAGAGCAGCATTCCACGGTTGCTGCGCCGGGTGCGACTGTGGTTGCTCCTGCTGGGCCTGAGGACGTTCCTGACGTGCTTCTAGACATCCCCGCTGCTGTTCCACCTGCTCACGCTGGAACCCCCGGCCCTCCAGAAGACCTTTTGCATGCTGCGCCAGCTCCTCCCGACCCTGTGCCGGCCTTGGCCGTTCCTGCTCCTCTTCCTGCTGGTGATCCCCTTCGCTGGTTCAACTTGCCCCCTTTAAGTTTTCCGGACTACGGTTCGTGGGTAAACATTGTGGAGCGGACTGCGCTGCCTCCGAATCAGGTAGACCCTGGTAACATGTGCGTCTGGGATTGCATTGGTGCTGTTTTGGGAGTTAATGGTATTCGGTGTTGGGCTGTGTATTGCGCTTCTTTGGACATGGCTGCTCGGGGTCCATACGCTGTTGGACTTGTTCCCGCTGAGGATTTGCCACGGATCTTGAACCACTTCGCTATTCCTTACACTGTTCATCGAGCAGCGGGGTTGAATGACAATTGTCCTCGAGGGGCTGGTGGTAATCCCCCCCCTTCCCGTTATGACCCCACTCTGCCACCGATGTACACTGGCACCGGTGCTCCTGGTTGGCCTTCGATGACTGCGTATCTGGAGACCTCGCCCAATTTCTTTCACCTTAGTTTGCAGGGTGTGGCGGACGTTGTCAATCCCGTTCCGCCTCGCCGTGGTGACATGATTGGATGGCCATCCAGGCTCGTGCCGGGTGTTGAGGTTTCTGAGGTGGTGAATATTCCGGCCAAGGTGTTTGCGACTGTCTATCGCCGGTTGCAAGGTACCATGCGTAACCCTCTTGGTCGCCACTTGCCTGCGGGTCGCATTGGCAACTTCCTGCTGCCAGCCGTTCCAGTACAGCGTGAGACGGTGCTCTATACCCCTACTGCTGCTGACATGTCTCTGGCTGGTGGTCTTGCTGCTGATATTAAGACTCGGCCCTCGGTTATGAACCTGCATGAGTGGAACGCTACTGATATCTCTCGCACACTTGACGTCATGGCGAAGGAGGCCTACAAGTTTGCCAGTACTGGGGTTGGTTATCCTTACCAGCCTGTTCGCCTGCACTTGTACCATGGCGCTTATGGTACGGGCAAGACATTTCAGGTCATACAGGACTTGGCTGCACAGCACGCTATCACTCCCTTTACGCCAGCTACCTTGGCGTTCCACACTTGGGGCCATAATCTTCGGGAGTCTTTGAAAAATGATGTTCTCACTGCTTTTCCCAATCTAGGTCTTCTCTCCGGCAATTTCATGACTGAGTGTGTGCCTCTGGCTCAGCCACGGACTGGTACTATTGTCATCGATGATGCTGGTCAGTGTTGGAATAGCTTCATCCCACTCCTCATCGCCGCCAACCCCGGTGTCAGAGACATCTATCTCACCTTCGATGCTTGCCAGGCCCAGGGTGTGTTTCCGGAGGCTCCCTCTATTTCACGGAAGCACCCTTCCACGTCGCAGTGGTTGGGCGCTATGTCGGCTCGTTACGCTACTCAGGTGGTGAGGACATCGCCCGATGTCACCGCGCTGTATGGATTGCCACCCGCCCCGGCTATTCCGGGTCGCGTTGTGCACCGTGGTGAGATCATCTTTGTGTCCCAATCCCCTGCTGACGTGCCTTTGCTAGCTGTTTCTCCAAGGTTTACTCAGACTCAAAGTATGGGGGGTCAGGTTGCGGACACTTTTACCGAGGCCCAAGGTCATACGATTCATGGGGATGTATGTATTGATCTGGGTGGCCTAACTGCGACTGCTACTGAGCACGCCGCCTGGACTGCACTGACGAGAGCCACTGGGAATATCTATTTGAAACTTGGCCCGATGCTCCCCAACCCTCTGTTCGTTGAGGGGGTGTGGTGTAAGAGTCAGATTTTGGCCGCGCTGCTTACAGTGGCTTCTACTCGTCGCGTGGCCCATCTCACGGTGGCGGAGGATCCTGATTCTCTTGTCAAGTCCGCCGTCCTTTCGCACATGTCTCGGTGCTTGTCACCCGCGGCTGCAGCGGCTCTTGGTCTCGGTGCTCCCGACCCTGTCGTTGGAGGACGGCCATATGTCTCTGCTCGGGTGCGTGAGTCCTGGTTGTCCTCCCCTTTGTCTTCCTCGGATGTCTATACTGCTCGGACCCATCGGGCCGTGCTCGGCAAGGCCGTCTCGGCTCCGAGTGCCGCCTTCTCCCGCCACTCAGCTCTTCACTCCCACAGTGCCACTGTGGCTCATGCTGTTCGCCATCTCACTGCTCTCCCTGGCGATGCTTTGTTGTCAGCTGTTCCTACTTCTTATCAGCTTCCTCCGGGCCCTGTTTTGACTGCAACGCACGACCCGATGTTTGATGTGGAGGAGCCCACTGATGATGTTGCTCGAGAAATGTTCGTCCCCGATGGGGCGGCTAGCTTTCAGCACATTCCTGATGGGGCGCCGGCCGCACTTCACCACACCCGGGCGGATCGTGTCACGGACCTGGCTGGCCAGCAGAAGCGTATCCGTGTGGGGCCCCACTCTGGCACGCTGTCTCAGTCTGATCGCCGTCGCCTTGCTAGCTTGAAGAAGGGTTTTGCAAAGTTCTTTGACGTTGATGCTTGGAATTCAGAGGCTTTCAACCCTGCCCTCATGGAGCACTGTTCTCGTGCTAAGTTGGCAAGCTGGGCATCTAAGCGGACCAAGAGAGCTTTGCAGCAGAGTGTGGACAAACAAGATCTTGACATGCCCTATAATTTTGTCAAGCTCTTTCCGAAGGGTCAGTATATTAAGAAGAAGGCTAAGTGGCGCAGTGATGCCTTTCCCTCTCAGACTGTGTCCGATTTTCATTTGGGTCGCATTTTCCGGGATTCTCCATATGCTCTATACCTGGAAACCCAGGTCCTGAAGTTTGCATACTCGTCCACTTACTTGCACTGCCGTGCCTCCCCCGATGATGTGAGCTCTTGGTATCGGCGTCATTGGCGTCCTGGTGTGATGACTGGCAATGATTACACCGCTTGGGATTCGGGGGTGGATCACGTTTTTCTTGAATTCGATCTTTGGCTGATGCATTTGTGCCATTTTCCCCAGTCTTACATTGACGCTCTCCGCTATGATCGTCTCAACACTCATTCCCATCTGGGGCCTCACTCCCCTCGTCAGGAGAGTGGTGATCGATGGACATGGATATTGAACTCGGCTCGTAATGCTGCTCTCACCGGTGCGAGTCTCGATTGCCCCAGGCGCACCCCTGTGTGTGTTAGTGGGGATGATAGTGTCACCTTGGGTGCGTGGCGTCGTTCAACTGGCTTTGTGCCAAGCCAGTGGATAATGCAACCTAAGCGCGAAGAGGGCGTCAAGATGGAATTCTGCGGTTTGGTTTTCGGTGGTGATGATATCACCTTCGATGCCTCCGTGGTGCATTGGCGGGCCAAGTTCGGGTTGCAGCAAGGCCGCAATGATCCAGATTACTGGCGCAGTATTCGGGACGCCATCCGTGAGTCTGCGAGCCGGCTCGGTAGTGATTCTCCCAGACTCGCCTCCGCTCGTCACGCTCTGCACTGTGCTGTCCGTTGGTTCGACCTTGACCGTTCTTTGCTTCTCCCTAGTGCTCCTCCCCCGTATCAGCGTGCTTCTAGCTTGGATTTGCTTTCCTCCTTTTTCTCTTCTATTTCTTCGATTATATCTTGGTTCTTTTTCTTAGATCTACTATAGTCGTCCCCAATTTGTTTTCCATCTCCTTTGTTTTAGCTGTTTTTCTTTTCCTTTTTCCTTCTCTTCTTCTTTTCTGGGCGCGCTTTCAGGATAATCTAGCCCGCTACGCATAGAAGAATAAATCCTGCCATAGATTTCAGATCTTTAAATTGACATCACAGCCAAACTAGGTCCAGTTGTAATGACTGCATATGGTCCAATCACCCGTGTGGGCTACGATAATGTGATTGGTGACCGCATCGATCGAGGAAAGGGCGTACCATGCGATGATCTTTGCACGCCTCAATCTCGAGCTGAGGGATCCCACTCCAAATATCCCCGCGTCCAACCTCTGTTTGCCGAAACATGTTGCCGTGTCACGCTTTGGTCAGCGTGGCTGTGTACAGACTGCATGTGCGGCGGTGGGGCGAACGTCCCTGCTGAGCGGAACAGTCGACCCCCGAGTAACACTCGGGTCAAAGGTGTTTCATAATGTTCTTTTCCCCCCTTGCTGCAATCCAATTTTCAGCTATTCTTGGTGATCTTCTCCATAAACAAGACCTTTACATTAAGTTCGGTGATTTTTCAATTGAAACAACTTGTCATTTTGCGAATTACCAACAAGCTTGTTATCTTCACCAACGAGTGTCAAGTCTCGTTCCCCCTGGTCACCACAGTGTTCACAGTCTTGGTACCTACTTTGAACACTACTACTATTCTAACATTTCTTTTCGTATTGATTATCTTTCTTTTGTCACGCCCTCTTGTTCCCCATGTCAGATATCAATTTACTCGGGGATCTCTCTGAATTAAAGGCGACTCGTGTCAATTTTAACATTGCTCTCACGTGTTCTGGCACTTCCGGTCACCGCTGTGATCGGCTTGATTCATTGGACGGATTGACCCCATACTTGACTGGTCGGGCATTCGCGCGTATTGTTTCTGACAGTTTGTTTGTTTCAGTTTCTGGTTCTGTTTCAGCCGCTCGTTCCATTGATGTGCACTGCTGCATTATTCCTTCCACCTGTTCAACCTACCCCCAAACCCCCGCTTTAGTTACCACTGTGCCTGGTAGTGTGACAGTTCAGCATTCTGTCATTGCTACTTCTACTCCGGCTCCCTTGCGCTTCCCAGACGGTGTTGCTAACCAGCTTAAACCTGCCCCTGTCTGGGGTGAGCCTCCTTCATTGGTAACGCACCACGAGGTTTTAGGGGGAACTGCCACCTCCTCTACTATTGTCAAGATATCTGGAGTTCTTGAGGTTGGTGGTATTGGATTTGTACAAACATGGTAGATTGGGCTGACGGGTCTAATTCGCTTGAGTTCTTCGACAACTTGCTCAATGCGTTTTATGACATAACATCTCAGACCCCCGTTCTGCCTAGTGATCCTGTGGCTTCCGTTTTTGCTACTGATAGTTCCACATCTCACTTACACGGCTTTTGGCGATCTCATTCTTATTTGCTACACTGGCTCTTTGTCCATAAGGATGATTTTCGTGCTAATATAGGTGAACGACCTCGATATCGCTTATGTGATGTCGATGTGTTGCTCCCAGCCGCGGCTTACGCCATTAATCGCCATTCGATCCGGTACTATTCGGATGGCTGGACAACCTTACATGCGTTTGATGATGATGAGAAGCTTGATGTTGCTTTCCTGTCTTTTTCTTCCGTTTATTTTCACCTCTCCTAACCCGGTCCTCAGTAGACCCCACCATGTTGTGGGACCATAGGCTCACTGGACCATTTTGTTTTAATCGTTTCGTGTTTACGCTTTTCAC